GGCTTACTCATAGCTTTTCTAATAACAAGATTAGGAATAACATGGGGTATGGTATCAGCAGGAACTTTAATGGCTTCTGTAGGTTCTCTTGGTTATTACTTTATATCTATTGGTTATCTAATAGATGTCACATGGAGTATGACAAGTATGACACTTATTGCTCTACAACAATTCTATTTAAACTTTAGAACTCAATTTAAATTAAGACAACAAATAAAGAAACAGTTTGAACATTACCTTGACCCAAGACAAGTAAAACAATTACAAGATAATCCTGACTCTTTAAAACTTGGTGGAGAAAGAAAGTATTGTTCTTTTCTTTTCACAGATGTTAGAGGCTTTACAAGTTTATCAGAACGATTAGAGCCAGAAGAAGTAACAGAGATTATGAACAAAGCTTTAACTATACAAGCTAATGCAGTTAAAAAGTATGGTGGTATGGTTGACAAATATATTGGAGATGCTATGATGGCAATCTTTAATGCTCCTATTGATGTAGATATGCATGAAGACAGAGCTATACTTACAGCTATAGAAATTAAAAAACAAATGGCAGAAGCTAATCTTGGTATTGATATAGGTATAGGTATTAATAGTGGAGATGCTGTTATTGGTAACATGGGTAGTGATACAAGGTTTGATTATACTGCTATTGGAGATGCTGTAAATCTTGCAGCTAGAATGGAGTCAAGTTGTAAAGAAGTAGGAGAAGATATAGTAATAGCAGAAAACACAGCACTACAAACAGATATTAAACTTGTTAAGTTAAATCCTATAAAAGTTAAAGGTAAATCAAAAGCTATAAAAATTTATACAATAGACTTGACAAATTTACAATAATCACTATAATATAAATAAGGGTGTGCGAAAGGTCGGCACTCAATAACTTGCTTTATAAAGGAGTTAATATGACAAATCTAAAAGCATTCGGGCAGTTCAGCCCATTCTCGGTTGGGTTTGATGAAATCTTTAATACATTACAAAGAGCATCAATCCCTCAATCAAACTATCCACCTTATGATATTCTTAAAGAAGATGATAAGTATATTATTAGAATAGCAATAGCAGGATTTAAAAAATCTGATGTTGATATTGAAATAGATGATAATACTTTAACAGTTTCTGTGTGTCGTGAAGACAAAACAGAAATGCAGAGAGCAGAATTTCTTCACAAGGGTATTTCTACTAAAGAGTTTTACAAATCGTTTGCTCTTGCAGAACATGTGGAAGTTAAAAAAGCTACAATGTTTGATGGTATTCTAGAAATTATACTAGAAAAAAACATACCAGACAGCGAAAAACCAAAAAAGATTAAGATTTCTGGTTAAAAATAGCTAAATCCTCTCAGAGGCACGGAGAAGCTCTGTGTTGAATAATTGGTCTTCCGATACTTATCGTATTAGGTATGGTCAGAAAATGCAATACAGAGCATCTGGTGAGGTCAATTTTCTCTAATCACCCTGTTTTATAGTGATTGTTGAAGAACTTCCACCATTTACTATAATTTGTGTACTTTTTCCATTTTGTACAAGAATAACAGTATAAGAACCTGTCTTATCTAAATCTAATCTTATAGTATCTTCTAATGTTCGTAAGAAAGTTATGATATTATCTGTAGCAAAAGTATTAATTTGTGTGTTAGAATCAAAACCCATAGCTGTTCCTTTTAAATCTAGGTCAGCTTTTAATATTGTTTCAGTCTGGTCAAGTTCGTTTACATCTTGTATAATGTCTAACAAGTCTTCAAGAAAGTTTACATCTAAATAATTTATATCAAGTTCAGTAAACTCTAACTCATCTTCTGCAAGATAGTCTACTTCTAAATCATCAAACTCAAGGAAGTCAGCATCAAGAATATTAGAAACGCTACCTCCATCTTCTCCCTGTACATCTACATTCTCCTGTGGTGGATTAACAATTAACATATTATCTATTAACTCTAAAGTAATATCTAATATAACTGGTTTAGTAGGTTCTGTTTCAAACATAGAAACTGTAGTAGCTTGATAGGGTTGGTTAAGCACTACTTCTCCCATAGCTGTTGCTACTAATATTTCTCCACTAGGAGTACCATCTGCTTTTGGTAATAATATAATTAAAGATTCTCCAATCTCATTAACTGTGATTGTAAAATCTGTACCACGAATTGAAACATTAGCACTCGGAGTTGAGATAGCTATGTTCTCTTTGTTTATATTATTTAACTTGCCAGTAATAAACCTTGCAGTTCCACTAGCAAATTCTAGAGCCATCTTAGATTTAGATGGGTCGGGGTCATAGATAAATTCATCTATAACTAATTGTGAATGTTCTGTTAGTCTAACTCTAGTGTTGTTTAGAAATGTTATTCCTATCCTACCATTAGAAGTTTCGACATTATCGTAACTTTCTATACCAAAAGATAAGGCAGCATCATAAGGTATATTCCTTACAACTCTGCCTGTACCTTTAAGTTCTGTTATGTTTCCAATATTAGCAGCTTGTGCTTGTACCAGCATCGTTTTGAACGACACAAACAGTACCATTATTACCACTAGATATAATTTTGAGCCAGTCTGCAGCCAATGTTGAAGATTGCGTAATGTTAAATGTTCTGCTATTGCCTGTTTGGTCAAGGTAAAAATATCCACCTGCATATCCACTTCCTGTAAAGTTTACTGTGTTGCTATCGCCATCTACATCTACATAGTTAGTAGCACCATCATAGTTAATATCAAAATCAAAAGTATTACTATCTCCATTAATTATCCAATCTAAATCTAATGTACCAGCTAAAGCAGATGTTCCTGTATCTAATGTAAAGGTATTAGAACTACCTGTTACATCAACATTATAATCTGAACTATCGACACCATAAGTATTTGTTGGGTCTGCTTGTATAGTAAATGTATTACTGTCTCCATCAAATTCAAAGAAACCTGTAATGTTATCTCCTAGTATATCTCCAAGAAATTTATTACTATCTCCGATTTGATTAATATCTAGAGTTAAATTTAATCCATCTAAATCTAAAGCAGTTAAAGTTCCTGCAACAGAATTTAATCCACCCATTATATTTCCAGAACCAAGTTGTTCTAAATCTATATTAGCAGTAGCACCTGATTGGTCAACATATATTTCATTATCAGCCCCGTATGTTGTCAATGCAGTCAGCATCACAATTAGGCTCATTAATTTCAATTTGTTCATATTCCCAATACCCTCTTTCTATTCCTATTTCTATTAAGTTAAATACTCCAGTTTCTATTGCCTTTTGCAAAGCTATAGAACCCACCTCGTTCTCAGCAACGCCTCCCTCTATTTCTACCAGTTCAGTACCGGCTTCTATAAAACGGAAGACATCCTGAGAAACACTTGTGGAGACAATGCTTTTAGAAACTAAAGTTTCCATTAGCACTTCTCCTGTTGATACAGAAACTAATCGTAATGATATAGTTACTACATCTTCTCGGTATTGTTTGCTTGTACCTATTCCTAAGTACCTAGCACCCATACCACCAGATTGAACATTAGTATCGTAGTTAATAACTCCACCTTGTATTAACAATCCTGCGAATAACAAAGGTTGAAGTTTTTGGTCCTCTTCAAAGTTCTCTCTAGTTGACCGTATTAGTTGTCGTTCTTTAGTAAGGTTATCTAAACCTACTCGTTCAACAACTCTAAAAAATTTACCATTAGCAGCATGTTTTAAAGCCCTGATAAGTAATGCTTCAGGAGCTTGTGTGACTGCTGTACTAAATAAAGCAAAGCTACTATTACTTTTTCTTTGCCCTGTTAAATCTTGAAAGCTATCTCTATATACTGCTATTACTGGTTTTCTTTTAGCAGGAGGTAATTCAGCTAATTGAGCTGATTGTAAATCTAAAATATTAGCAGGTTGTATATCTCTAGTTAAAGCTAAGTCTGTATTTTTATTTAAGACTGCACAACTAGAAACTAAAATTGCCAATAGGAAGCTGTATAGTAGTCGTATCGCCATTACTGTCCGTTATTACCAAAGTTATAATTCCATCTTCAACACTATATGTAATAGTGTTACCTTCTAAAGTTAAAGTACCTTCTGTACTTGCTGTTTCTCCAAACAAATTTTCTACTAATTGCCTTGATAGTTGTGCATATATTCTAGATTCTAAATTTCTAATAAACCTTGCTAGTGTTGTATTTTCTTTGTCTCTTTTAATCTGGTCTTGTAAAGCTTTTATTTCTTCTTTAATAGACATCTTTCTATTAAACTCTTGATTCTCTATAGTAAGATAATGTGCTGATGTACCTATACCACTAAAGCTAGGATTCTTAAATGTGTGTACCATTTCATCTGCAAAGACTTTAGAGTTACCCCAGAAAGCTAACAACATAAATAAAAATACAGCTACTTGAATTATAGAAGCAACTGTAACTTGTTTCATAGGATGTACTTTTTCTAAATCATTTAGTTTCATTGTAGTTGCTCCAATACACTAACTATAAATAAAAATATAAATATAGTTATTATAGGTATTTCTAATTTAATCTTTTCTTTTATCATCTCTTTTAGCTTT